ACGATAGGCATCTTTGTACTCATTTAAAGTTTTTCCTCTTTAAATCAGTATGCTTACTCGAACTGGATACCTAGTGAATACAGGTCCAATTCAAGAAATTAAAAAAGAACTTACGGTAAGACCACACGTCAATGGGGACTTTGGATTTCCTCCACCGCCTTTCAAAGTTTTCAGACCAACTAAGAATGGAGTGTGCGTTCCCCGATTCTACGGAACTGCTAAACTTGGGGAAGCCCGCGAGGACCGGAGACCCGAACCCACCCGAATCCGGACCAAATTCGCTGGACAGCTCCGAGACGCTACACACCAAAACGAAGCACTCGCAGCAGCAATTCAGGCAGGCCATGGCGTCCTTTCTCTACCATGTGGGTATGGGAAGACGACGGTATCCTTGGCTATAGCGTGTAAGTTGGGGTATCGTACGATGATTGTCGTCCACAAACAATTCTTGGCAGATCAGTGGCGTGAACGTATCCAGCAGTTTTGTCCGGGTGCCACAATTGGAGTTGTCCAACAAGACAAGAAAGAGGTTGACTGTGACTTTGTGATTGCTATGCTTCAATCTCTCTCGCTCAAAGAGTACTCGTTTACAGACTTTGATACGGTGGGTACCCTAATCGTAGATGAAGCCCATCACATTTGTGCAAAGGTGTTTAGTCAAAGTCTCTTCAAGATGTGCCCTCGTCACATATTTGGACTTTCGGCAACCCCCGAAAGGAAAGATGGTCTCACGAAAGTTCTTCATTGGTTCATGGGTCCCACTTTCTTCGCTGTTGAGAGGAAAAATCAGGAACAAGTTGAAGTGTTCCCAGTGACTTTCGATTCTCCAAACTATAGAAACCCACCACCATCCATGCGAAATGGGAAAATTTCCATGCCCAACATGATTACTGAAGTTGTCGAGGACAGGGCACGAAACAAGATGTTGGTGGAACTCGTGAAGAAAGCTTCAGCCGGGACAAGACAACTCCTCGTCCTCAGTGATCGAAGGCAACATTGTGAACTCCTCCATCAATGTTTCCCCAAAACCTCTGGTCTCTACATGGGTGGTATGAAGGAGGCAGCTCTACAGGAATCCTCAAAGAAGAAGATTATTTTTGCGACGTTCAGTCAGGCTCACGAAGGCCTGGACATCCCAACTCTCGATACGGTCATTCTCGCATCACCAAAGTCTGACATCACTCAAAGTATTGGAAGAATTATGAGAGAAACCACGGGGAAGAAGAACGATCCCCACATCTACGACGTACATGACCCATGGTCAATCTTTACGGCAATGTATTACAAACGTATGAAAGTGTACAGACAAGGTGGTTTCAAAATTCATGGCAAGGTTGTCGAAGAAAAGAAGAGTGAGTTCCCTCAGGGAAAGTGTCTGTTTTTATAATCTGAACATCTATTAAAATGTCTGGTGCATTAATACAACTCGTCTCCAAGGGAATACAAGATGTATATCTCACGAGTGACGAAGGACATTCGTTCTTTCGTGCGAAGTTCATGAGGCATACAAACTTTTCACAGACAACCAAACTCATCAAAACAATGAACGAAAATGATATATCCATAACGATACCAGTTCTCGGAGACATGATTAATGCTATATGGTTTCAGGGATCTGATAAGTTGATGGATATGTTTTTTAAATCTACAATCGATTTGTATATTGGTGGACAAAAAATAGATTCTCAACATTTCGATTATTACGCTGACATATGGCCAAATTATCTAACTGATACATATAGTAAATCTAGAGAACTAAACAATAAAACAAGTTCCGTGAATTCTGGATTTCTACCACTTCAATTTTTCTTTTGCAATCACAAAGCATTTTTACCCCTCATATCACTTCAAAATCACCAGGTGGAAATAAAAATTACTTTGGATTCAGATATTGTCAGTGGTCTAACGGACATACAGAAAAAATATGAAGTGTATGGTAATTACATTTTCTTAGATAAAGACGAGCGAGAAAGTATCGTCAAACGTTCAATGGATTTTGTAATCACACAAGTTCAGCGTACTGAACATCCACTTAATACCAATCATGGAAACAATACAATTGATTTAAGTAATTTTAATCACCCGGTAAAATCTATATTTTTTGGATTTGAATCAACTACGAGTGCATACACGGATGATTATTTTACATTTTCGGGGATTGATATTCATGTAAATGGTACACCTTTATTGGAAAATATGAAACCTGTTTATTTTCATACGATTCAAAATTATTACAAATCTGATTATGGTATATCGGAGTATGACGTCACGAGAGATATACTGTACTACACACGCTATTTTGCATACCATTTCTGTATGAACGCATCTCAATATAATCCATCGGGTTCTTGCAACTTCAGTCGTCTTGATAATGCAAAAATGATTATCCGTGGTGTAGATGTTGCACCAAGTAGAATAGGAGACTCGTTATATGTGTACGCAGTCAATTACAATGTCCTGAGAATTAAGGATGGTCTAGGTGGTATCCTTTTTGGTAATTAAATTTACTACGAGGGGAAAATCCCCGCAGTAGATTTATCATTTACGCCCTGATGGAATCAGAGACGGCAAGTATCATCACGCCGGCAATGAAAGCCATGATGACGTAATTCAATTCAGTCTCTTCACGACCGAGTTGAGGCTTCACCTCCTCAGTCTTCTTCTCCATGACAGGCACCTTCGGCCTGACAGGAGGATCCAGATCCTCTAGCGGACAGTACGCTATCATTTATATACTAATCAGAGATTAATTTCCGTCTTCTTCTTTCGCCGAGTACGCTTGGGCTTCGATGCGTCCACGTTCACTTCCTTCACTTCACCACCAGTGGAATCGCCTGAAATCGAAACGATGTCAGAGAGATCATCATCGTCGTCAATACTCCGGGTATCTCCCATAGTGGTGTTCATAGGTGGGGGTGGGGGCATCATGATCCCACCCATGAGACTAGAGATGTCTACACCTGGCCCCCTCATCTCATATTGTCCTGTGGTACCACCGATGGGAGCTTCAGTGGCAGGTCCATCAGGGGCTCTGGTCGTATTCTGTACGGCCGCCATCATGTTCTTCACGAGATCTGGGTTTTGCTTCATGACATCGTTCATGTTGGGCATGACAGACTTGAACATACTATTCGTAAGGTGGAACATCATCGCAGAACCACCCAACATCATGATCAACTTGACCTCAGGGGCAACATTGACCTTCGAACGGTACTTGACATACAGCTCCTCGAAGACCCCATCGTAATCATCGACATTTTCCATGACGGATTCCGACCAACCCTCTAATTGGATCTCGAAGGGGTTGTACCTCTTGTTCAAAAACTCCAGACCAGTCACACACGCTACGAGCATTCTCCGAGAAAAGCGGATCGACTGTTCCACGTCGATGCTATACGTGATACGTTTCACCTCCGATCTCAATTCTTCGACATTCGAATAGGCATTGAGCCTTTTGTTCACAGCGAAACCCTTCTTCTCCAGGCGTCCAAGTTTGTTGATGAGGTCCGCCTTTTCTTCGTCGACGGAGGTATACCCCTTGGAGGGCTGTTCTTCCTGAGCTGTGGGGCCTTCATCGTCATCATAAAAAGTTGGTTCCTCCTCACCGTAATCAATCTCCTCGTCTTGTTGGGGTTGTACAGGAGCAGATTGTTTGTTAGGGTTTACAAAAGCATCCATGGCTTCCTGGTGCTGTTGGGGAGCTGACCGACGCATGGGCTGACTGGGGCGGGGAACGGGTTTTGGGCGTGGAACCGAAATTTGAATTTCATCCATCAGTGCCTGTTCATCGGCGTCCAATTTCATCACATTCGTGGTTCCTCGGTCGAGTACGATTTCTTCGTCCATCTACTCTCTATATGGAAACTAAAAAAATACCTTTAACGCACTTTAAAAAAATCTATACCTATAGTAAATGTTCAACCTTAACAAGACCAACCGTAACGCTCTCATGTCGATCGGTGTGCTCATGTTCATTATTTTCATCCTTACCCTGACCCGGGATGTCAGTATGTACCAGCCCAAGCCCATCAAGATCAAGGCGGTCAGCCAGAAGTCCATCTTCGATCTCGAGAATAAGATCGATTGCACCCCCGGTCGTAAGGATGGAAGTGCGTACACCAAGAGCCTCACCCCCGGTGGTCTGTGTGGTGCCCAGAAGCTCGTGTCCGACATGGCGTCGTATGAGATTGAGGATGGAATCGGCGGATCTTTAATCTAAGCTAATAGAAATGGCTCTCATCACTTCCCCGACTGAGACTATTCCCGATCTCAACTATGAGTACCACACTGTGACTATCGACACTATAGGACAAGACAGTGCCAACACATTCACATGTTTTCTCCAACAGCCACTGAAAAACGTTGTTCAGGCGAGACTTCTCGCCGCTCGAATCAATTCCAATGTTTCGACAGAACATTGTTACGTGTCCATCAGTGAACTCGATACCATCTTCAGTGACAGAGCTTCGAATGTCTATGAAGGTCAGTCTTCGATGAGTATGCTGAGAAATTCGTTCGCGAGTTTGGTGGGAGAGGGAACCTCGACTATCACTTTTAAAGATAACTACCCAGTAGTCACACAATACATCGATCCCATTCGTCGCGTCGATCGTTTCACTGTGACCATTAGGGATCAAGATGGAAACACCATCAAGAACCCCGATGTAAGTGCTGGTAATTTTCTCATTCTTCGTTTCGTGTGTAGAAAACCTAATTTGTAATTTTCTCCCCTTAAAGTAGTATTACCATGTCTGCCGGTGTCGTTCAATTGATTGCGATAGGTGCCCAGGATGAATATATCGTGGGTAACCCCGAAATTTCGTTTTTCAGTTCAACCTTCAAAAGACATGCTAATTTTTCACAATCCATCGAAAAACAAACCATCCATGGAGCGGTGAAAAACAATTCAATGTCCAGTGTTCAATTCGAACGTTCTGGAGATCTTCTTAGTTATGTGTATTTTACACTCGATGATACAACCCAGGCACTCGATATACAACGCTGGGACAATATCATAGATAAAGTGGAACTCTATATCGGTGGTTCCCTCGTGGATGCCCAAGATGCGATTTTCACAGAAAAGATTGCCATCGATACATTCGCCCAAAATGTCTCCAAGAGCTCCAATGGAACACACCCAGGTGTAAGCGCTCGTTCCTTTTTCTACCCCCTTCGATTCTTCTTTTGTGAGGGACCCCAGTGCGCTCTCCCCCTCGTGGCTCTCAACTATCACAACGTCGAAATTCGTATTCACTGGGCTACAGAGGCTTCAAACTATAACGTAGAGTGCTTTGCGAACTATTTTTACTTGGACAACGAAGAAAGGGGTAATATCGCCACTCGTAAACATGACCTCCTGATCACACAGGTTCAAAAGAATATCGCAAGTGGAACTGTCGTACAGGATCTCACATTTAATCACCCAGTCAAGTATCTCGCCTCATCGGATACGACAACTGATGGTGCACTCACATCTCCCACAAACAAAGTTAAATTGAATATCAATGGCCTCGATGTGAGCAACTACAGATGGGGAAAACCACACTTCATAGATGTTACCAATTACTATCACACAAACTTTGTGACGTCTCCTGATTTCTTTCTGTACTGCTTCTGTATATCGACAAGCTCACTCCAACCTACAGGGACTCTCAACTTCAGTCGCCTCACATCAGCCAAAATCATGAGTGAGACCATGCCCATCAATGACCCAATCTACGCAGTCAACTATAACATTCTCCGTATCGAAAATGGTATGGCCGGTCTCCTCTACGCAAATTAAAATGCCTCATTATATTAAATGGTCAAGAACATACCGACGATCGAACGTTCGACCAAAATTAGGTTTGGTAAAAACTGTACCGAAGACCAGGGTGAAAATACGATCGTCTTCAATGCCAGTAATGTTCAGATTGATGCCACACAACCTGGTGCGGTGTACATGACACCCATCAGAAAAGAAACGAGGGGTGGTTATCCAAACTACAAGATGTTGATTTACAACGCGGTAACGAAAGAGATTGCTGATTCCGACGTCCTCGCCGACGACATTCTCCTATTCAATCTAGAATCTGCCGTTATCAATGGTAATGTCACATCGAATACAGTTTCATTCAATGGCCCGGGAACATCCGTCACGACCCTATCCAACGTGGGTGTTGCGAATGGTGCACCCATCCACACCCTCGACGTCGGAACAAAGTTTTATGTGGATGAAGAAGGTGCGAACGTCCTCACCGTCTTGGGAGATACGTATGTACAAGATGATGTTGTCATCGGTGGGAACCTTGATGTTAAGGGGACACTCACGACCGTCAACACTGAAAACACGACCATCAAGGATGCCATCATCGAGATTGGAAAGGGGAACACCACCTCCGATATGGGTATTATCATGGATCGTCCCGGAACAAATGTCACCGTGGGATATCGTGAAGGTGTCGATGAATTTATCATCGCACACACCACAAGTAGTTCGACAAGTTCCACCATCACACCATCATCGGAACTCATTGATGCTCGTGTCCATGGTCGTCTGCATGTGAACTCCAATCTCACAGTCGATACGGATACACTCCATGTGGATGCCATCAGGGATCGTGTCGGTATTAACACTCTAACCCCTCAAACAGACCTAGATGTTGTGGGAGATGCCCACATACGCTCGGACTTTACTGTTGATACAGACACCCTATTTGTTGACGCCTCGACGGATAGAGTTGGTATCAATACACTGACCCCCTCTACAGACTTTCACGTCGAAGGTAGTGCCTACGTTTCTGGGAATGTCACCGTAGACACCGACACATTCCATGTGGACACGGTGAATGACCGAGTTGGTGTCAATACATCGACCCCCACCACAGATTTTCACGTCCAAGGTGACACGTACGTCTCTGGAAATGTCGATGTCCAAACAAATCTGAATGTTCTCACGGACGCTGTGATCACTGGGAACACTGACGTACAATCAGAACTCAATGTCACTGGGAACGCCTTCATCTCCTCAAACGTCGTAGTCACCGGGAACACTGACGTACAATCAGAACTCAATGTCACTGGGAATGTATTTGTCTCATCAAACGTTGTGGTCACCGGAAACACCGACGTACAATCAGAACTTAATGTCACTGGGAATGTCTTTGTCTCCTCGAATCTGAACGCAGAGTCAGAACTCAACGTCACTGGCAACGCCTTCGTGTCCTCGAATGTTGTGGTCACTGGAAATGTAGATGTTCAAACAAATTTGAATGTTCTCACGGACGCTGTGATCACTGGGAACACTGACGTACAATCAGAACTCAATGTCACTGGGA